TTGAGTGTTGCGGGCGAGCCAACACATGCTCTCGCCGGTCAGGGCGACCGAGAAGGCGGCAACGCACCCCAATTCGACGAAGACGCCATCGAGCCGCTGAAAGGCGAAGCCGCTGAGCCCGGCATCGATCCAGATCTCGAGCGACTGCTCCTTGAGCACGAACACCTCGCGCTTCATCTCGGCGAGGGCGACGATGTTGTCGGGATGGGCGTCCGCGACCGAGAAGTTGAGCGCCTGCCAGGTCGATAGATCGCGGAGGTTCGACTGCGCGAAATTCTGCGAATTGGCGAAGCTGGCGAGCCCGAAGCCGTCCTGATAGACGACGGTGGTCGGCTCGGGGAACGGCAGCGCGATCGCCGAGAGCATCCCTGCCGTAACCATCCATGCGGCGCTGCCATCGACGATGAGGAGCTGGGTGCCGTTGTCGATCATGCTGACCGGCCCGGTTGCGGTGAGCATCGTCCCGACATAGGTCACGGCGCCGCCCGAGGTGACGGAATAGACGGCACTACCCGATACCACATAGATCTGGCCGGCCATGACGTGGGCGCCGCGGATGGGGCCTGTCCCGGCGGTGGCGAAGAGGGCGAGGCCGGGCGTCATGTAGAGGACGGCGCGGGCCTTGCCGTCGCCCGCGGCGATGATCTCCGGGTAGAGGTTGATGAGCTGGTTGTCGGAGGCGTTGGTCGAGCGCGACACGCTGAACGGTCCGAGGAATGGCGTGTCCATTACGCGCCGCTATCGCGGTAAATATTGTAGGTAGGGGTTGCCCTTGAGACAATCTCTTGGTCATATTGGGCAACATTCTCTCTCAAATTGGCTCTCTTCACATTGGCCTTGCTCTTGCTGGCGGCCTCGATGAGCACGGCGCTGGGATCACTGCCATCCGGCTTGAAGTACGGCCAGAGCTCGACGGCGAGCACGTCCTTCATCGCCTTGATGTAGCCCGGCGGGAGGCTGACGGCGGTGCTCAGATTGGCGAAGTCGACCAGCTGCAGGTAGCTGTCGAAATAGATCGAATACGAGATGAGAGGCACCGGGAAGATGTTGATGATGCCCAACGGGTAAGCATTGTCGTAATATAGCGTGTCGGGAATATTGGAGGTGACTGTGAGCAGCCCGATCTGGTTCCAGTATGCTTTGGGCACGACATTGAGCGGGTAGCGGTTCTGCGAGCTATCGACGATGTAGGCGGCGCCGGGCCCGTCGAGGATGCGGATCGGGCGGGTCGTGTTGAAGACGCCGCCCGCGCCGATCGTGTAGCTCGAGACACCGACTTGCAGCGCGCCGGTCTGCTCGAGGATCTCGAAGGTGGTCAGAGACTCATTGGACCAGCTATCGAGCATGTCGTTGAGGACAGTAAGACCGCGCTCGGCGTCGGCGTCGCCCATGGTCTCGCCTGGCGCGTAGACGCCGAGGCGCTCGAGGCTGTCCTGGATGATGTCGCGTGCAGTCGCCACGGCTTATGCCGCGGGCGGCGAGTCGGGCGATGGCTTTGCCGCCTGCCGGCGATCACGATTGCGGCGGTGCCATTCGCGGTTATAGACGCGGCGCTTTTCCTTCGCGCTCATCGGTTTGGGCGCCGCGGCTCTCTCGGCGACCGTGACCTTCCATACCGCTAGTCCCTCTTCCGCGGCCGAGTTGACGATCTTGCCGCCCTCTGCCGTCGCGATAAACTTGGGATATTCCGCATGCACGAAGTCCGATGGCGGCGCGGCGAAGCTGTTGGCGAAGGCGGCGGCGTCGCTCTCGCCGGCCGGGCGGTACCCCTTGGCGCGGTGCAGCGCCTCGCTATCGGGATCGCTCACGGTGACCGGCGGGAACATGTCGGGCGTGCCCTGGTAATCGACGAACTGCCGGCCGCTCTCGGGGTCGGTGCCGTGCACGGGCGTCGCCTTGCCCTGCCGCGCATGCGGGTGCACCAGCGTCTTGGGATATTCCTGATGGATCATGGCTTCACTCCCAATGCCTCATCGAACGCGGCATTGACCACCTCCAGTATTTTCTCGCGCGGGATGTCGTCATCCCGGCAAAGCCGCGCCATGGAGAAGGCAAATTCGGTCACCATGGCGAGGGCCTGGACCTTCGCTTCTTCGACGGTGATGGGCTCGATCGTGCGTTCGCTCATGGCATCCCCTTCTGAATGGTTCGGCAGGCGTAGTCGACACGGGTGAGCTTGACCGCGATGTCGTGGCGGTCGAAATAGCCGTCGACGGCGCGGCGCTGGCCCTCGTAGTGGCCGTAATCGTCGATGATGAGAACGCCGCCCGGCGAGAGCAGCGGCCAGAACGTCTCGAGCGCCGCGTCCGCCGAGGGAAACCAATCGGTATCGAGGCGCAGCAGCGCCAGCGGCGCGGGCGGGTGCGACGCCGCGGTATTCTCCACCCGCCCCGTCACGAACATCATGCGGTCGGGATCGAAGCCGGTTCCGAGCATGTTGTCGAGCACCGCCTTACGGTCGCAGGCGCCCCAGGGCTGCCCCTGTTGCGCGCGGTAGTCGTCGATCGCCTTGACGCCGAAGATGTCTACCTCGTCGGCGGGGGGCTCGTCGTGGCCGTGGAACGTATCGTAGAGCCAGAGCTTGCGCTTGCCGTCGTCGCCGCATTTGAGCAGCGTCAGCGCCGCCAGCATCATCGAGCCGCCGCGCCACACGCCGCATTCGAGGATGTCGCCGGGAATCTCGGCATAGACGAGATACTCAACGGACTTGTAGAGATCGTACATGCGCTCGACGGAGGTCATGGTGTGATGCCGCACCGCGGCGCACAATGGCTCGAAATCCTTGTCCATGTCGGCGAAGCGGGCGGCGGCCTGATGGCGCTGCATCATCGCCTGGTAGTCGATCGGTGCGGCGTTCATGCGACGCTATCCAGGAGCTTGCCGCGCTGCTCGGGGTGCTGCTCGAGATAGCGGCCGAGATGGTGGCCGAAGTTGCCGGTCCATTTCTTGTGGCCGCGGTGGCTGAACTCGATATCGGGGTCCACCCAGATCTCGCCGCCCATGTCGCGCCACTTCTGGCAGAAGCAATAGTCCTCGCCCCACCATTCGCCGGCCTGCGCATAGACGCCGGCCTCGAACATTGCCCAGCGGTCGCGCATCTCCCCGTCTATGTGCGCCTCCTTGTAGCACGTGCTTGCCGCCGCCATGCGCTCGAGGACGCCGCGCCGGATGCACATGAATCCGGTCGGCGCGAGGATGGCGCGATAGAGCCCGTCCCGCTCGATGAAGCGGCCGTCCGCCAGCTCCAGCTCCACCGGAAACTCGGGCTTGTCGCATTTCTTGGGGTAGGCGCCGGCCACGATGTCCTCGGGGCGATTGAGGAACTCCCAGACCTTGGCGGCCGGCCAGCCGATATCATCGTCGAGGAAGAAGAGGTGCGAGGCGGAGGGGAACTCGAGCAGGAACTCGGTGACGAGGCGGTTGCGCGCCTTGGCGACGAACGTATCGCCGGCCACCTGCTTGTAGCCGTAGCTGATGCCCTTGGTGTCGAGCAGCCAGTCGGTCTCCTTGCTCGATCTCAGATACTCGATCGAGACGCGGTGATCGAGGGTCGGGGTGGCGAAGATGACGCCGATGCCCTGAGCGCTTGTCGAAGGGGGGCTCATGCGGCGACCAGCCGCGCGCGCAGCGCCTCGATATCGGCGAGCATGTTGGTCATCATGACGAGCGCCTGCTCCTTCAGCCGCAGATAGCGTGCATCGGGCGGCCCGGCTTCGACGATGGTCTGGGAGATCGACCGCAGATATTCGTTGATCATGAGCGAGCGCTGCTCGTGGAAGGGGAAGGCGCTGACGAGCAGCCGACGGCGCCATTCCGGCTCGTCGCTGGCCCCTATGATGTCCTCGGCTTGGGCGCGCCTGACGAGGTAGCCGGCATCGTAGAAGGTGGACCAGAAGGCGGGCTCGCGCAATTCCTGGGTGCCGGGGCGGCGCGCGGTGTGGATGGCGACATCGGCGAAGGCGAGGCGGCCGGTCATGCGGGCGATGTCGTCGATCCAGTGGTCGACGAACCAGTAAGGGAAATAGGGCGGGTAGATCCAGCCCAAGCGCTGCGCGAGGCCCGCCGTCACCACGTTGATTTGCGGAAAGGACTGGTTCGCGTATTGGTTGTAGACGACGCCGATATTGTCGGGGAAGAGCGCGACCGCCTCGAGGATGAGCTTGTCGAAGCCGGGCGTGACATGCGGGGCGTAGTCCACCATGGGGAGGTAGGCGTCGGCGGGGTACTGTAGAGCAACGTTCCACTTCTCGGCGACGCTATCGGGTCGCGGCATGACGCCGGCATGAATGCGGTGATCGGCCGGCAGCCGCTCAAGCGCCGCGATCGTCGGCTCGTCGTCATCGTCCGCCACGATGACGAGCCTTGTCGTGTCGAGCGCGATCCGCGCGAGCGTCTCCTGCACCGTGAAGAGCAGGAGATCCGGCCGCCCGCGCGTCGCAAGGCAGATCGTCAGCCGCATCAGCCGCTCGCCACCAGCCCGAGTGCGACCATGGCGTTGCGCACCGCGACGGCCTGCCCGATCGCCGCCGAGAAAAGCACGTCCGCCACCTGGATGACGTAGTTGCTGTTCGTCGCGCCGCCGAGCGATACCATCGGGAACGACGCGAAGACGTAGGTTTCCGCCGCGGTCGGCGTGATCGTGGCAGTGGTAAAGTTCGCGAACGCGAGGACGACGCTATTGGTGCCGCTCACCCTGGAATTTGCCAGCGACAAGCCCGCCTGGACGGTCGGCTTGTTGGCGTAGACGCTGGTCGCGGCGACGACGCCGGTCACCGTGAAGGTTTGCTCCGCGGTGGTGTTCGGCGCCACGGCGGCGGGGGTGAGGCTGGCGGTGAGGAGCTGCATGACGGCTGTCGGCTCGCGCCGCAACGTCGAGACGATGTAGCTTTCCGAGGCGGTCGGGGTAATGACGTTGGTGGTCGTGTTGAGGAAGGTCAGGCCCAGCGAGTTGGCGCCGGAGACGCGGGCACCGACGATGGCGAGTCCAGCCTGATTGGTCGGCTTCGACACGCCGAGCACGATATCGTTGGCTAGGAGGCCGGTCACCGCGATGGCCGATTCCGTCGTCGTGAACGAGACGATGCCGGCGACGGTGCCGACATTGACGCCGTACTCGATGACCGAGTTGGCCGCCGACAAGCCCTGGCTCGCCAGCACATCGTAGGTCTCCGAGGCGGTCGGCACGATCGGCGTCACGGTGGCATTGGCGAAGGTGATGCCGATCGTGTTGTTGCTGACCGCGCGGGCGCCCATGATCGCGAGCCCGGCCTGGGCGGTCGGCTTGTTCACTTGCACGAACGATGGCGAGGGGACGCCCGTCACGGTGAATTGCTGCTCGTCGGTGGTGTTGCCGGCGACCGAGGCGGGCGACAGCGTGGCGGTGGGCTGGAGCGAGGCCGGCATGGTGAGGACGCTGTAGCTCTCCCCCGCAGTGGGCGTGATGGTGGCGGCGGTGAGATTGGCGAAGGTGACGCCGACCGCGTTAGTACCGCTCACCCGCGACGAGCAGACGGCGAGTCCGGCCTGCGTCGTCGGCTTCGAGACGAAGACCATCTCGGTTGCGGTGACGCCGGTCAGCGTGAACGCCTTCTCGTTAGTCGAATTGGGCGTGACGCCGGTCGGGGTTTGCGATGTGGTGTAGATGATGACGTTGCCGGCGCTCGCTGCTGGATTGATCGTGGCGAAGGCGGTGCCGGCGGGCTGCGCCACGGGCGTTGCGCCGAAGAAGCTGATGAGGTCGGTGGCCGAGACGCCGAGCACCGTCCCTGACGTGTTGCCGTCGGAGAGCTGGCGGGTTGCGGTCGAGGTCGAGAGCGGCATGGGATTAGCTCCTCAATTCGATGACGGGCACGACGTGCGGGTTGGACCACGCGCGCTCGATGCCTCTGATGATGCCCACGGAGATCGAGCGTGCGAAGCGCTCGGCGGTCGCCTGATCGACCTTCGGACCGACCGCCATGGGCTGGCCTCCCGAGGTCTCGACGACGCATTGATAGAGGGGCTGATTCATCAGTTCGTCAGCCTGACCGCGAGTTCTTCGTAGAAGGTCGCGGTTCCGTACAAGATGTCGATCCGGCAGGGGAAAACGTCATTGTTGATGTCGTATGCCCTGATGATCCTCATCGAGATATTCTTGTACATCTCCCTGGCCCCGAAATCGACGCCTTGGGGGAGTTCGAGCGGTACCGTCACGAGGCCGAAGGCGTCACGCACGAAGCCGATGTTCTGGGCGTAGGCGGTGACGGTGGTGCCCTTGACCTGGATCGGCGCGAGGTTGGCCGGCGAGCCGGTGACATTCTGGTAGGCGCCGCTCGTCGTTATTGCCGGCGATATCGGGATAGTGGCGTTGCCGCCGCTGTCGCTGTTGACCTGCGCGGTGACGACGAAATTCTTCTGGATCTGGGTCGACGCGCGGCTCTTGGGATTGACGTTGTTGACGCCCGTCAGGGTGATGACATCGCCGATGTTGAGGAGGTTGGTGATGCTGGCGGTCCAGCCGTTGGTGACGAGCGAGGCGCCGGTTTGGCTGGCACCGTTGACGACGGGCGACCCCGCGAAGGCGCCGACCGTCTGCGCCTGGATGTTCTGGTCCATGTAGATTTCGAAGTTCGCGATATTCGCGAGGAAGCCCTTGAGGGCCGGTTCCGAGACCGAACGGACGAACAGGCTGACGAGGCTGTTGGCGAGGCTCCAATAGGCCGCCGGGTTGAGGATGAGCACCCGGCCGTCCTGCGGCACGGCGTTCTCATCCATGCGCTGGCCGACGGCGGCGATGGCGGAGAAGTTGGCCGGCAGAACGCCGGGGCTGCCGACCTCGTTGGAAACTTGGTTGTAGTTCGTCAGCACGTCGAAATCGATTGTATTGGCGAGCTCGGCGGCGGCCGGCTTGAGGTACCGCTCGGAGAACTCCTCCACCGTCAGGGTGAGATCCTGCGAGGTGAATTGAAAATCCACATGTTTTTGTTGGTTGATCGTGATGCTCGTCGAGGGCTCGACGATGTTCTGAATGCTGAGCCCTGGACCGCTCGTCACCCGGAAGCGGTTCGGCTTCCTGACCGTGATGCTCGATCCGATCTTGACGAACTGATTCTCGAACTGGCGGTTGACCTTGCCGGCCGCCACCAGGTTGTTTTCGAGGATTACCAGCGTCTCCTTGGTGATGAGGCTGGGCGTGAGGAGGGATTGCGTCGACATTGGGCGTCCTTCTCATGGGATGGCCGGCGCATCGCTGCGCTGGCGTCGTGGGACCGATGGTCCGTCGTCTTGCCCAAGGACGGGGAAAAGGGGACCATCGGCCGGGCGAGCCTCAGGTCTTTGCGTTGGCGATGAAGCCGCCGCGGCGCGCCGCAAGGATCTGCGGCTGCCGTCGCGCGGCGTACTCTTCCATAGTCTCTTCGTCGGGCGTCTTGGGGCCGACCGCGGCGTTGCTGCCGAGCGGTCGGATGGGGGCGGCGGTGCGCGAGATCTGTGCACGGGGTGCGATGCGCTGGGCGAGCTTGCCGATCTCGTAGGCTTGCTGGACGGGGTTGAGCCGGGAGATGCGCTGCGCCTCTTCGGGGTGCTGTCCCAGGTGATAGGCGATGCGCGGGCCGTCGTCGGCGTGCAAGATGGGGTGCGCCATCG